TACGGCAATAGTCTTGCCGCTTTTGGTCATTTCAGTTTTAGGTCTTGGCATAGAGGCGTGATTGTGTTGTGTTTAACAAATACCACAATTAGGGTTTATCCTAGTGTTAAACATTATAATCTGTGTAACACTACGACTTCTCTACCAACACATTGAAAGGCGTAAACATGGAACTGGATATAGATTTTTGTGACCTTGAAATAGACATCAAGGCTTGGGTCGAATGGGAATATGACCCCGACTACTCTCCCAACGAGGGAGTCTACGATAAATTCATTTGGGTAGCCTATTTACAAATTGGCAACAACCGCATTGACATTACAGACGAACTCTCTGCCAAGGAGTGCAAACAAATTGAAAAACAGATTGAGGAGTCTATCGATGACAGCATTTAACAAAGCCGTTTGGGAATCCTACCAACAACTCAATGATGATGACATTATGGAAGCTATCTCTGGCTCTGAAGCTATCCCTCTTGCCATCAAATCAGGCGACTGGGAGTATGCCTTTCAACTCATCAAAGAACGCATTGACAACAAGATGACTCGCAGGGCTGAGTTTTACTTGTACAGCAAGACAAAGACACCATCAATTGATGATGATGATGAACTGCGTACCTTGCGAACCCTTTGGTTAAAAAACGAATATAGGGGAGATAAAGATGAAACTTAAAAACACCATTGCAACGATCTTAGAGGAAAGCCAAGATGAATATTTTTGCCAGTTTTGCACAAAGCCTAAAGTTGGCTCTCTCCCGATCTGCTCATGTTCAGGAAATTGGTTCAAACTTGCCGACTTTGACTTTGATACCCAATTCTCCATTGCCCAACAAATCTTCAACTCACAGAAAGGTACTGCCAACAAAAAAACTGACTGACCATGAGTTTGTATATACAGACTCAACCCAAACAAACATTTCAAAAACTTTTCAAAATTTTAAACAGGAGTGAATATGAATCAGGAACAGGTGTTGATGTTGCTCAACAAGAACGTCAATGAGCATACGGAAAAGAAAGCCAACCTAACCTATCTTTCATGGGCATGGGCATGGGCTGAAGCACTAAAGGCAGACCCTACAGCCATATACAAGGTGGATATGTTTGGCGACAAGTGCTACATGGACATAAACGGCACAGCAATGGTGTTCGTCACAGTCACCATGTTTGGCAAACCAATGACTTGCCAACTTCCAGTAATGGACTATCGCAATAAAGCTATCCCCAACCCTGACGCATTTGCAGTCAATACCGCCATCATGCGTTGCATGACCAAGGCATTGTCATTGCATGGTTTGGGTCTGTACATCTATGCTGGAGAAGACTTGCCAGAGGGTGACTCAGGCTCAGATATAGATGTAGGCATGATGATTGACCACTTGGCGGCTATTGATGCGGCTTCAACTTTAGAGGAACTCAAGAATGTATACAGCACTGCTTACGCTCATTGCGGTGGTGATAAGGGCTGGCAAAAGAAAGTGATTGATGCCAAAGAAAAGCGTAAAGGAGCATTGAAATGAGTGAAGTAATCCAAGGAACACCCGAATGGCATCAGCAAAGATGCGGTAAAGCTACGGCATCACGTATCTCTGACATTGTTGCCAAAACAAAGACAGGTTACAGCACTAGCAGGGCTAACTACATGGCTCAACTCGTAGTCGAGCGTATGACAAACCAAGTGGCAGAGTCATACACCAATGCGGCTATGGAGTGGGGTATCGAGCAGGAAATTTATGCTCGTGCGGCGTATGAGTTAAAAACAGGCAACATGGTAAATCAGGTAGGTGCTATTGACCATCCACGCATTCCCATGTCTGCCGCCTCTCCTGATGGCTTGGTGGGCGATGATGGATGCCTAGAGATCAAGTGTCCAAACACGGCTACCCATATTGATACCATTTTGGGAGATGAGCCAGCAAAGAAGTATTACGACCAAATGCAATGGCAAATGGCGTGTACGAACAGAAGTTGGTGCGACTTTGTGAGTTTCGACCCACGAATGCCCGAACATCTACAACTGTTCATCAAAAGAATCGAGCGCAATGATCGTTATATTGCAGAACTCGAACAAGAGGTTATCCAGTTTCTTGCGGAAGTGGATGACAAGGTTAAAAAACTCAATGAAATTAAGGTGTAAATATGGAACAGCGTGACAATTCAGGTGTCCTCTTTAAGAACGACAAAAAAGAGACAGGAAACCAGCCCGACTATAAAGGCAACATTACAGTCGATGGTCAGTCCTACTGGCTCTCAGCTTGGATTAAAGAGGGTAAATCAGGCAAATTCATGGGTCTTGCAGTAAACCCTAAAGAAGAAGCCAATACTTCCTCGCCCAAGAAGAAGTCCTCAAGTGGCTTTGATGACCTTGATTCAGACATACCCTTCTGATGTAAACCAACGGGGAAAGCGTAAGTGAGTACCCACTAACTTGATAGGAGTTAATATGATTCATTACCACGGACTTCCAATAACACCAACGCCTGTGGCTAACTATGCAGTTCAAGCTGGTCATGCGTTTGTTTCTTATGCCCATCCTGAACAAATAGCAACTGCCATTGATGTAGCTCAGTCTTTTGCCATTGATAACGGGGCATTTAGTGCATGGAAATCAGGAGAACCTGTAAAGGATTGGCAACCATTTTACGAATGGGCATTAAACCTGAAAAAAGTGCCTTCCTGCGACTTTGCTGTTTTACCTGATGTCATTGATGGCACAGAAGAAGATAACGATGCTTTGTTGCGTGATAACCCATTGCCGCTATGGTTTGGCGCACCTGTTTGGCATATGCACGAATCCCTTGAAAGATTTGAACAATTAGCCAATACCTATGTTCGGGTTTGCATTGGCAGTTCAGGTGAATACGCAACCATAGGAACTTTTCAATGGTGGTCAAAGATGGGTCAAGCCATGCGAATAATCTGTGATGATTTAGGCAGACCATCCTGTAAATTGCATGGTTTACGAATGCTAGACCCTGCAATCTTTACAAAACTGCCTTTCTGTTCTGCTGACTCCACAAACATTGCTAGAAATGTTGGTATGGATGGGAAGTGGAGAAGCGGAAACTATCCTCCACCAACAAAAGAGGCTAGAGCGCAAGTCATGAGAAGCAGGATTGAGGCACACAATGCACCGCCAGTTTGGGGTTTTCACCAAGTTGAACAAGGAATATTGTTATGAACATCTACATAACAGAGTTTTTCTGCAAGTGTCCAACAAACAATGTGCGAATCAAGTATGAATTAGAGATTCAAACAACATCTGTCTTATTTGTTGAATCAATACTGGATTTTGTTGACAAGATAGACAATCAATATCATGAACATATAGCTGATTTGTTGTTGGAAAAATTTGGCGGCAAACAGCAAATAGTTGCTTGTCATCATGGGGTTGTTATCAAAACGGAGAGATCATGATTTACGCTTTTATTTATGTTTTATCTTTAGTTGCCGCAAATCTTTTGATTGCCGCATTCGGTGTTTGGTTTAGCCCAATAGGTGCGTTTTTGCTGATTGGCTTGGACTTATCTTTGCGAGATAAACTGCATGACCTATGGGAAGGTGACAAATTACCCATAAAAATGGGTGGACTTATCGCAACGGCAAGCATTGTTTCTTATGCCATAAATCCAGCCACAGGCATGATTGCATTTGCTTCCTTGGCGGCTTTCAGCTTGTCAATGGTAGCTGATTCACTGGTCTACCAATACCTCAAGCATAAAGAATGGATGATTCGTGTCAATGGGTCAAATGTTGCGGGTTCTGCTGTTGACTCTATAGTATTCCCAACTATTGCTTTTGGTGGTTTGATGCTTGAAATTGTTGCATTGCAATTTGTAGCAAAAGTTGGTGGTGGTTTTGTCTGGAGTAAATTTTTAAATAGGAGTAAATGATGAGTTTATTAGATGACACACATTTTGGTGGCGGTGTAAAGAAGTTCTTTGACTTGCCAATCTTCAATCGGGTTAGATGTTCCGACCCAGTAACCAGCTATGAAGCCGCTGATGCCGCTAAAGACTTGGCATCCAAGCATTTCATCATCATTGTGGACTGTTTAAAGGCTCATGGTGCGCTTGGTAAGGATGGCATAGCCACACATAGCGGGTTAGACAGAAATCAAGTCTCACGCCGTTTAAATGAACTGGAGAAGATGAATCTGATTCAGTTGACAGGCAAAACTGTAAAGTCTTCATCGGGGCGCAATGAGCGTGAATGGAGGGCAGTCTAATGTGGGATGTACTGGTAACTTTTATGTTGATGATGTTTGGTGCATTTGTCGTTATTGCCTTTGGTGCAATCCTCATTGGTGCGCTTTATTTCCTACAAAACGAGGCTGACAATGACTGAAGAAGATGAAGCATTCAACGACATTGAACGACAAGCTAAGCAAAGACAAGAGTCTGTCAAAGCAAACTTTCTAAAACCCAAGTCTGCACAAGAGTTCTATGACGAACTACGCAATAACGTAATTGAGGAAGTTGCTAGAGAGATTAGAAAGCTAACTGGCTTTGGGAAAGACACAATTGATGGCTTGGCTATTTACATTGAAGGAATGAAGAAATGACTACTGATCTACCTGATTGGATGTTTGAAAAAACTCCTAATGTTCCACCTCGCCCTTTGGTAGGGTTTACTGAGCAACAGCGCACAGAGCAGAACTTCTGTCCACGATGCGGTAAACGCACAAAAGACTTGACCACCATTCACACTTGCACACCACCACAGGATTAACGAATGAGCAAAGCACAACAAGTTTTTGAGGCAATGATGCGTTCAAAAAATCACACAGACTTCAGCAGTACAAAAGGTAGATACAACGTGCCAGCTTTGCAAACCCGATGGAACTACTTTTTAATGGGATGGGAAATGAGAGGTGTGTTATGACTTTCAGGCAGTCAACAATCAAGTATGTCAAAGACATCTTGAGAGCAA